CGCGGCCGATCCCAGCTTCGACAAACCTTTCCCAACCGTTCCAAACGCCGCCTTTGTTTTATCTTCGGCGGATATTTTAATTTTGGGGTCTTTTGCCATTATTTTTTGGGTGTAAGTTTTAGGTTAAAATAAGCGATCCAATAATTAAATTCGGAAACCGATAACTGTTTTATTTCCGCGACCGTTTTACTTAATTGTTCCGCGATAAAAAACAGCCTATGTAAATCGACGTCCGCCTCTATTTTTTTTCGGCTTCCTCGACCGATTCGACGACAACCATTTCCTCGAAAATCCGTTCGACAACATGGGAATCCATCGAATTTAAAATCGCGACCTTATTGTCCAGGGAAAAAATATTATTCCCGGCCTGGTCTTTTGCCTTAAAAATTAAGGTATAAGCGGCCATTTGAAACTTGTTCCCCCTGGAATGTTTTTCAATCTTTTCGCGTTCCGCTAATGTCAAATCGGAATAATAAATATTACAATCCCACTCCGGGACGACAATTATATTAACTTCCTTATCTGCATGGTGCGCCAACGCTTTGTCTAGGATTTCACTCATAAAACACCGATTAAAAAGTTTGCAAAATTACCGCCGCGAATTATGCGACGGTTGATTCGGTTAACGCGCCGTTTCCTTCAAAAGTAAAAGAAACCTCGACCATTCCGTCGACGGCCGCGCTTCGGGAAATCCCGGTAATAATCGCCGATCCTGTGTAATAGGTGTCGCCAGTAGTCGCGCCTTCGGGATAGAGATTAAGAGTAATCGAAGCGCCCATCGTCATGGCGACCTGGCCGTTCGTGTCGGTTTCGTCCCAAAAACAATCAATCGACCCGTTCCATTCTTTAGACCCGGCCTTCTTTGTTTTCCAGGCGTCGCCGATTTCCGAATCGTCGATAATATTCGCCGACTCTGATAACGACCAGCCTTTAATTTCTGCGATCGCGTTCGCTCCAACGTGTACGGTTCCTTCGCTTCCCGCGTGGTTTGCCATTTTTCGACCCTCTCAAAAAGTTTAAAAAATTAAAGCGTTATTATTCGACGGCCTTTTTATGGCCGCGTGGTTTTTCTTTCGGTTGTTTTAAAATTCCCCGGTCGGCCTTCCAGCCTTTTCGGACGTAGTGTTCGACCATGTCGGCCTGGGTTTCGATTACTGCGCCGCCATTTGGCGACGTCATTGTTACGGTTGCTTTGTCTGCCATAATTTTTAAGCTCCTATGCGAGAACGACGGTCGGCGCCGACTCTTTGATCCTAAATAAAACCATCCAAACCGTTCGCATTGATAAAATTGATTTGTCGCCTTCCCCCAGGCGATCCCATTCGACGGAATCCAGCTTCATATCCTTTGACAAACCGCCCAGGGTCTTGTCGGCTTCCAGGGCCGTCTGGACTTCGGAAAGAATTGTCCAGGCCGTCGATTCCATTGTCGCGACCAGGACTTCTTTAACCAGGGCTTCGACGCTAACCGATACCGTAATTAACATTCCTCGATTTCCGTCGGATTGTAGGGCGTCGGTCGAAGGGTCGATAACCAGGTCGTTCGCATAAACTAAAAGCGCCGGGATTTTTGCCCCTGGAACCGAATGGATTCTGGCCGGGTAAACGTCCGTCCCGGTTGTCGTTAAGCCTGTAACGGCCGTAACGATCGCGTCGACGCATTGTTTCCCAACGTGATCGGTCATTAAGCGGACTCCCGAAGAATGATTAAGGAAACGCCCGTCCCGTCGGGTTCTTCCCGAATGGCGTTATAAGTAACGCCACCGATAACAATCGCGTCGCCTTCGCCCAGGCCGGAAATGTCCGCCGAAGCGCAAAAAAAGCGCGGCTGGTTTCCCTGGACGCCAACTTCCCCGACTTCGACCTCGAAAAAATCGTTATCAAAAATCCCCTTGACGGTTGTTAAATTCCAGGTCGCCTCGACCGCGAATTCGCTGGCGTCTGAATTGAAAAACGATTCGGTTAAGTCGGAAAGTATGTCGCTTTTTAAGGTCATTATTTACGGGCCTTGTTTTTGGCTTTGCCTTTAGTTTTGCTTTTAGATTTGGTTTTTTCTTTTCCGCTTCCTGGCTTCGGCTTGCTTTCCGGCTTCGGCTTGCTACTCGCCGCCGGTTTGCTTTCTTCGCCGGCCAACTCCAAAGACTGCGCCAAACCTTTCCCCGGTTCGCCGTCCAATCCAATTTTTTCCCCGACCTTAAACATTATGGCTTCGGTCGACCTGTAAACACCGTCGCGGACTTCGATAACGCTATGAGAACGGCGTCGAACCTGGTCGGCGCTTAATTTGAATTCGATCCCGGCGGGAAAACTCATTGGCTGGTTAATAACTTGATAATTGTTCATAAATCCCCCAAAAAAGTTTATTAGAAAAACCCCCAGGGCCGGGCGTCCAGCCCTGGGAATCGTAATTAAAACCTAAAAATTAGGTCATGTTTGCCTGGCAAGCGTGTTGCCAGTAACCATAACCAACGTTCCGAACCGCTTTAACGCCGTATTGGTGCGCGTTATTGTCGAATTCAAATTCGGAACCTTCGGCCTTCGCTTTAAACTCGACGTCAACCTCATTCTGACGAATGAAAGGTTTAACGTTCCCGTCGGTACGGAAAGCCGCTAGCGTGGTCGTCCAGGTTAAGCGCGGATTCTGTGCGACGCCGATACGAAGGTCTTTCAACCCTGGAAGGACGTTAGAATCGCCACCGTCGACGACCGGCATAGAAACGGCCGCGTTCGCAACGTGCCAAAGTGAAGTCGGAACCATTACCAAAAAGTTTTTGGCGTTTTCGTTCATCGGCTCGTTTTGGTCGTCCTTAAAACCCAGGATCGCCTGGATCATCTGTAAAATGACTTGTTGCATTTCACCGACGGACGGCGCGGTCGTCGAACCGGCGTTCGATACTGGAAGGGCCGAAATATCTATCGACAAATCGTTGGATTGATTTGTCGAATTGTCGCCTTCGGTGTGGTCGGTATCGAAAAAGAATTGGCCGTCGTAACAAACGGTTGACTGCCCATTTAAAATCAAAGTCGAAAGCAAACTGGCCCAATGGCTATTCGTGCGGTCGGCAAGCTCCCGAACGCGCGTCATAACCTGGGAAGTTTTGTCCCGGCGGATATCGGACAATTTAACTTCCAGGGTTGCTTCGTATTCCTTGTTTGTAATGGTGATCCCGTTTTCCCGTAAAGCTTTCGCCATTCGGGAACCGACCCACTCGCGCATGGCCGGGGATTGCCCAAGCCATTTATAAGTTTCGCTCTCTTGATCGGAATTAAATTCCATTCCCAAAAGGAAAGGCCAGGCGGCCCCGCCCATTGAAAGGCGCTTGAAAAATTCGCCGATAATGGATCGGCTGGATAAAGTTGAAGCTCCCATAATTATTTACCTCAAAAAAAAGTTATGGTTTTAAAAACCAATTCAGTTAAGTTTCGTTTATGCCTCTTGCGCCCAAACGCCCTTTTGATCCGAAACGTTGTAGCCTGTGGAAACAAGACCGCCGACCAATTTAACCAGGTCGCCGCGCTGGGACGTTGCCAGGGTGTTAATGTGGTCTTTGTTGTCGGTTCCGGCCATGTCCGGCGCGTGGATCATATCGGCGGCGGCTGGGTCTGCTGAAATCTGGACGTCGCCATAAGCGCCAATATTGACCAGCGTTACCGAAATCCCCGTCGCAACGGCTGGAAGGGTTATAACGGCGGTCGTATCGACAAATAAAACCTTTCCGTTGTCCTGGACGTCGATCGTATAGGCGCCGGATTTGGTTTCGTATTCTTCGGGCGAACCATAAACAGAATAAGGATCGACAAAGCTGGCGGCGTCAAATTCAACATGGACGACCCCCGAAGAAATAAACCGACGAACGAAGCCAATAAAAACGGCGCCGGTCGGGATAAATGTAAAGGCGTTGTCGTCCGTTGCATAAACAGGCTGGCCGACGTCGGTAATTACCGCGCCAGTAACAGATAATTTAACAATCCCTTTATTCTGGACGTCGACGTTAATATCGGCGGCGGCCCCGGCGGAATTGTCGGCGATTTCTTTACAAAAACCCAAAAACTTGTCGGTCGCGGCCAATGGGCGCGCGTGTCCGCTTGCCTTTACCATGCCAACGGCGGAACCTTCGTAAATAATGTCCGATGCGATCATCGGAATATCGTTTCGATTTCCCATCCCATAATCGCGGGGGGTATCGGCGGCTAATGTAGTCATAATTCAATTACTCCAATTTAATTTTTATAAGTTTTAAGTCGATACACCGATCGACCTGTTTATCCGTTTAGAATTTTTACTTTTCCACCTTCTACCGCTTCGGCATAGGCGACATACGCTTCCAGGTCGCCGAATTCTTTCTGCAAGTCGGCGCTGGCTTTCCATTCGGCCTCGCATTTTTCAGCGATTGGAAGGTTTGATAAATCAGGGGCGCCGACCGGCGCTTCCTCTTGCTCGATAACGTCGGGCGAATCGCTTTCGATTTGGTCCAACTTGGTTTCGCGTTTTACTTTGTCGGCCGCAATAATATTAATCGCGACGTCGCCTTTTGTGGATACACCGTCGGCGATCGCGGCTTCGACAATGTCTTCGTAGCCTGGAACCGATTGCGCTTTTACTTCCATGATCCGCGCGCGCTCGGCTTCGACTCCGGCTTTATGCCCGACGTCGCGACCTTCGGCGTAATGTTTTTCCTTTGACGCGGCGACGATTTCGTCGTAAACGCTGGGGAATTCCTTCGCGACGATATCCGCCGTTAAATTTTCGATTTTCATAACGTTTGAATCCTCATTAATGGTTGAAAAGTGTTTACCCTCGATCGAAACACCGTTCGACTCTGATAAACGATTAATAAGCGCGTCCAGGGTCGAAACACCGTCGACCAAACCCGCTTCGATTGCCTGACTTCCAATAAACATTTTTCCGTCGGCCATTTCCGCCAGGACGGTATCGACTTCGACCCCGCGATTTCGCGCGACGTCGGAAACGAAAATATTGTAAATAGTGTCGACTCGATCCTGGATATAAGCGCGACCGGCTTCGGTTAATGGGTTTATTCCAGAATCTATTCGTTTGAATTTCCCCGCAACGATTTCCGTCGTTTTAACGCCCTGGGATTCTTCGGCCCTGGACGTATCCACATGGGTCGCGACGACTCCGATTGACCCGACCTGGGCCGTTACGCTGGATATTAAAACTTCGTCCGCCGCCGTCCCGATCCATACCGCCGCCGAAGCCATAATCCCCTGGGCTAGTGCGACGATCGGTTTTTTACCGCGCGCGTCAAAAATTATATTTGCCAACTCGACCGTTCCCGTAACCTGGCCGCCTGGCGAATCTATTAATAAAATAACTGAATGGACGGCGTCGTCTTCCATTACCGCCTTGAATTGGTCGCCAATGATTTGGGTCGAAGCGCCGCCAGAAATATCGTTTAATAAATTCATTTTCGGCGCCAGGACGCCTTCAATCGGAACGATCGCGACCCCGTCCCGGACTTCGATTTCTTGCGGGGGATTTTTTAGCGGCTGGCCGATCCGGGCTTCGATACCCTGGATATCAATTTTTTCCCCGCGTAAATGGGTTTTATAGATATCGCGGATTTCGGTTAACTTATCCGGGACAATCGCCCAGGGCGAATTGATTAACTCAAGTATTTTCATTTTCCAAGCCCTCTATTTGATCGGGTTCCAGTTCGGTTATTGCGTTGAACGCGTCGGCGCCGGGAATTGTCGGTTTGTCTTCCTCAACCATCCCAGCCTGGCGCATGGTTTCTTTTTCGCGCTTGATCCGCGCGACGTTTTGGCGGTGATCGCCGCCGTTTATTTCGCTTGTTACTTCGGCGTAGGTCGAAAAGCCGCTATCAATACGAAGTTTTGCGGCTTCGACTTCTTTTTTCTCGTCGATTTGTCCTTTTGCCGGGCCGACCCACTTCGCGCCCAGGTACGCGCGGCGGATAATTGGATCGTCCATAAATCCCGGCGCATGGATTCGGCCTTTTAGTACCGCTTCCTCCATCCAGTTTTCATAAACGGGCTGGCAAAATTTCCGGGCGAACGTTTGGCGCCTGGAAGCGAAGAACCGCCAGGCTTCCAACAAGGCGGCCCTGGAAGCCGAATAAGACGAAGTAAAATGTTTAATCAATAACTCCATTGGCAATTCCAACGCGACGCCAACCTGTCTTAAAACAGCCTGGACGAACGGATCGAAGGCGGTATTTGGCCGCCCAGGGTTTGCCGTTTCAATACTTTCATTTGGCCCCAGGCCAACCATTGCCCCGGCCGCCAGTTTGTAGTCTTCGTCGGTTGTTTTCCCGCCGGTTTCGCCGACCGGCGACATTGGGTTTAAATCTGTATCGCCGGACTCTGATTTTATAAAGACGGTAAACATTCCAGAAATGACGGCCGCCATAACTTCGGCTTCGGTGTAGCGATCCAACATTTTGAAGGTTTCAATTACTGGCGCTAGGTAAGGGATGCCCCTTGTCTGATTTGGAAGCGTATGTTTTACCAGGTGCAATATTCGGCGGCGCCCGGTTAACTGGCCGAAGACCTGGGCGCGTGTCCACTTTCGCGACTTCTTTGAATCGTAACGATCGGGATGGGTGTTTAAGATATGATAATAAGTCGGCGCGCCGTTCTTGTCCTTCTCAACCCCGGCGGATAGTTCCAGGGTGTCGGGCGCGAAATCCTTATTACAAACGCGATCCGGGTCGATCATTTGCAGTTTTAAATCGTAAGGTGAACCCGTCCGTTTTATCATTGGCATATTTACAAAAATATCGCCTTTTAACATCATGGTCGTAAAGCAAACGTCCATAATGTCGCCGAAGCTCATTCCCCGCGCGATATCACATTCGCCCGACTCCGCCCATAAACGGAATTCCATTTCCGCGCGGTCTTCCCAGGCTTCGGTTTGATCGTCCGACAAGTTCAAAACCCTTCGGTCGATTTGCGATTCAAGTTTCAGCCCGGAACCAATAACCGAAGTCCGGTTCGTATTGATCGCGCCGATCGCCAGGGGCGTGTTTCGATATAAGTCCATCGACCGATCGCGCAACGTCAAAAGGTCGGGATTTAAAGCCGCGTCCGCGTCGCCCGTCGCCGGGTTCCAGTTGTTTGTCTGTCTTCGACTCTTTGACGCGCCAATATAAGCATTTGCGACCGCCATATTTTGCCGCGCCATTAAACGCCGCGCGCCATGAACGGGCGCAACGTACCCGATCGCCCTGTCTATCCAATTTTCGCCAACCTCTAGTTTCTTCATATTAAGGAAACCCCCTTAACAGGCATCCCGCCGCCAGTTTTAGAAAGGCGATTAACTTTCCTTTCCCAAAATTCGATTTGCGTTCGGATTTCTCCCAGGCTGGCCCGACTCAATTGGCGACCCGCGATCGAATAGGATTGACCGGCCGCGACTTTGTCTTCGGCGTCCATCCATAACGTTAATTTTGCTTCGGCTTGCGCTAAAGTTATTCCGCCCATTTTATTTAATCCCCTTGCTAATAATTCGCCGCTTCCTGGCTGGCGTCGCGGTATTGGTAACGGTTGCCTTCCAACTTTCCCAATTTTCCGAAATGGATTTTAAATTTACGTTCAATATTTTTAAGGCGGCCATGTTATAGACGAAAAGGTCTAAAGGTTCGTTCCGCCTGTAGCCTTGTTTCATTGTCCAAATGTAATAAGCGGCGCCTTTGCTAAATCGTCGGACGCGGTGTTCCGCCGTCAAGCCCCGGAAATAATCTTCGTCATAGTCCAGGGGGAAATGGCAATAACCAGGGCCGGGTTCGGCAACCTGGAACCGGCCGTAAGCTAATTCCTTCCCGGTATCAACTCCCAGCATATAAAGCCCGACTTTTAATTTATTGTTTTTAGATATTTTTGAAACCAACGGCTTCCCCCGATCCGAATAACCTTTGATCGGGAAAACGCGCGCCTGGGCGATTTGCTTTTTTTGGCAATACTCGTAAACCATTTGCGTGTGGTGTCCGCCCGAATCGACGGTCGTACAAAGGACGCGCAATTCAACGCCGGACGGGTGAAGGAAGGATTTTTCCAACCAGGTGTCCAGGGCGTCCCAGGTTTTCCAATCCGACGGATCGCCGGAAATCTTTTCGTAACCCAGCCCCCAGGTTTCCTCGTCAACCCCCCAACCCTGGAAAGCCAATTCCAAACGATCGTCCTGGACGTCAACGGCCGCCGTAATAACCAGGACGCCTTCGGGCGCAACGTTCGGGCCGTAATCTTCGCGCCTGGACAAAAGGAAATCATCGTCCAGGGTCTTCCCTTTTTCTTCCCAGGTTTCCGCAAGGCTGGTATTTGTGAAAACCTTTAAAGTTTCCGGCAACTTTTTAGCTTCCAGAAAGTTTTCGACAAACGTCGCCCAGGGAACCCAGGGGGAATATAATTCATTGATCCAAAAACCGGCGATCCCCTTAAAAGGTTTCGCCGCGATCCATTTCCCCAGGGTTAACATTCGCGGCCGGTCGCTTTCCTCCATAACCCCGTCGCAAAACCTACAAACAAAATGGGCGGTTTCCGTCAAATGCTTTTCAATCTTGCCGCCCTTCGGGATTTCCTTTTCCCAATTCAAAAATTTAAATTCTAAAATCTGGAATTCTTCGCAATGTGGGCAAGGGACATAAAATTTTCGCTGGTCGCTTTCTTCGTACGCGGCCTCGATCCTGGACGCGCCTTTCGTCGTCGGGGTCGATGCTAATAACTTTTTGCGGTTCCAAAATGTCGTCGTCCTTTTAATCGCCAGGTTAACCGGGTCGCCTTCACTTCCCGCGCTGGGCGGAAATCGGTCGACGTCGTCAAGCGCGACGATCCGAACGGGACGGGCCGCCAGGGAAGGGGCGGAGTTTGCCCCCGCCATTGTGATATGGCCGCCAGGGAAAGTTTTATGTAAGATCGTATTATCCGAATCCTTCGACCGGGCTTCTTTTACCAGGCCGTTTAATACCGGCGTATCTTTTAGCATTGGCGCGAACCGATCCTTCGACCAGGTTTCGGACATTTTCAAAGTCGGATTAACTATCAGCATCGGCGACGGTTCTTGATGGATAAAATATCCGATCGGGTTGTTAATAAACGATTCGGTTTTCCCGACCTGGGCCGACGCCATTAGAACAACGGTTTCGACCAGGGGATCGCTAACCGCGTCTTGCCAGCCCTTTTGAAAGGGCGCGCGGATTAACCGATACCTCCCAGGCTCGGCGGACGAACCCGAACTAAGCCGTCGGTTTTTTACGGCCCACTCGCTTACGCTTAGTTTTTCCGGCGGCTTTAGGCTTGCGACTTGCCTTCTTAACATTGCCATTAGCCCCGGATGGGCGCGCGTCTGTTTTTCCTGACTCTGGATCATAAGACGATAATTCCTGTAATATTTCGGTTGCTTCGGCTTCTAAAACATTTCTAATTCCGACCCCCGTCGCTTCGGCCTGGATAACCGGCGTTAACTTTGTCGGCATTGACAAGACCCGACGGCGGATCGCGGTAAACACTTTGTCCAATTCTTTTTCGACGACCTCAACTTCG